GTGCTGCCGAAGAAGGTGCTACAGAAAGTCCAACGATTGCTAGGGCTGCAGCAGTAGCAATTGAGATTTTCTTAAATGAATTCATTTTATTCCTTTTCTTATTTATAGTAGATTTAGTCTATCCAGATAATCTTTTACATCATCTGGCATAGGTTTATATTGTATCACATTGTTACTATTACTGTCAAACTGCTTAGGTCTATCACTAATAGTATGAACCTCAACCACTTGGTTTTGATCTTTTGGGGTATGCGATATTGCCCCAAATATTGCTCCACACACAGCATCGGCCAAGTCTTTTGACTTTTTGCGTGGGTGGTCAACTCTATTATTTTTCATAATCTTTAACTGTGTTAGTTCATCAAACAAAAGTTCAATTGCTGGCATAGCAAGTCTTTCTTCGTATACAAGCATAGCCATATCCTCATAATGCTTTTTAGCAACAGAAACAGTATCAGTTCTCATTCCAACCTGCTTCAATTCATTTTGAATATCAAATGATTGCCAACGGTCAAATGAAACCATTCCAATATTAAAACCAAGTCTTCTTAAGTTCTGAATCCACTGCTTTACTTCTGATAGATTAACTGGTCCTTCAATCTTTGGCTCCCACCAGGCTACTGCATCTACTACTACAATGGGTGCTACTTGTTCGTAGTTATTAATTACCTGGATATTTACCCACTTATCTACGTGAGCAATTGCTACCGCACACTTATCGTGCTTTTGTGCAAGGTCTGCGTGTACATAATAAACCTTGTCTGGATCAGGCTTAAACGATTCATCAAACCTTTTAAAGTTATCTACTGGGTTTCTTAATGTCATACAAGATCTTATTTTTTCTACCTGTTTAAAAAATGCATCAGAGGCAAAGGTTGGAACACACGCAAAGCGCATCATTGCATCTCCAAGGTCTGTCATAAATGCAATCATAAAGTCGTCAATCTTGCGTGTAGGGTTTACTTCCCAAGTGGGTCTTTTTAATGCGAATACACCTGGGTACTTGTATGAAATAATTTGATCTTCATCCCAGGAAATTTCAAACGAGTTGTCTGGACTGTCTTCTGGCAGTAGTGGGTTAATAGTAAACTTGTGTGTTCTTTCTATTACTTCTTTTTCAGCAATAACATCATCATATTTTTCTGAAATAAAGTCTCCTGGATATCTTGGGAAGGAAAGCAAAACAACCTTGCCAAGGTCAGGGAAACGAGAGTCTACTGAGCCACGAAAGGCTTTATAAATATTATCAGCAGTCTTTCCTTGTTCGTTTCCTGTATTAACTTCAGATGCAAAACCAGAAATCTCATCAAGAACTGCAAGAAGAAGGTTTAGACCTTCGTGTGATTCTCTTTCTGAGTGACCAGAGTAAACAGTAATTGATTTATCAAACTCAACAGAGTCAGCCTTTGCATAATACTTTCCAATAAACCAAGGGGACCTTTCAATCTTAGACTTAAAACCTTTAAAGAAAACATTCTTAGCCTGTTGTGCGTTAATAGCCACATTAATAAGGTCAATAGCATCTCCAGATGGCTTACCAAAATACTTTGCTGGGTCTTTAAGGCATAGAAGTTTGTATACAATGTATGCACAGGCTACTGTTGATACGAAGTCTTTTCCAGATCCCTTGCCAAGTTGCAGAATGATTTCGTTCTTTGTGTACTTATTGTAATACTGTATACCCTTTTCCTCACCCAGAATATTGATTACATCTTCTTTACGATAGATCTGGCTCATTGCCTCAACGATATCGTACTGAATATCTGACAATGGAGGCTGTCCAAGGTATGCCTCACCTTCAACAAATGTTCTTGCGTCTACAGGCATCTCATTAAAGTGGTCGTCCTGTAGTGCTTCTAAGAACTCATTGAACATCGTGGACAACTGTAATCACCTCATTGTCTTTTGCAAATGCAGACAATCTTCTCATAATTTCATCACGAACTTGTGGGTATTCAGATGCAATATCTTTTAAAATAAGCACAAGAATCTCTTGGCGTTTTTCAATTTCCATCATTTCTTCTGCAAGTTCTTTGTTCTCAAGAAGACCAGCCTTCTGTAACATATCAATACGCTTTGATTCTATATCCATAACAAGTTTAATGGCAGCAGTTTTTGCGCTAAGATTATTTGTCATTGATGCTTCATCAATAACTTCGTAAGTACGAGATACTAACTTGCTATAGTGTGTATCTGCTGCTGCAAGGGCTTCTTTTGCACGAGCACGGATAGCATCATTAGCAGATGCCATTACCTTCCACTCATTAATAAGTGTTACAACTTTTTGTCTTGGAATAGCAAGTTGCTTTGAAATGACTGTTGGGTCATTACCTTTTAAATACTCTTCAACAACTTGATTAACTTGATCAAGGTGCTTTACTAAATCATCTTCAGTTGACATACTTGCCCTCTAGTCTATTGATTTCATCTTTGATATAAAAGATTGCCTTTTCTAAATCCTGGATAGTCTTTGACTCATCCTTGAGTCCTGCTCTCCAAAGGTACTTAAAAGCATTACCAATATTAAAATTGCGGTGGCGAGTAATCTCAATACACTCAATACCAGAAGGATCTGATGTGTAGTGTAATGGATTGTTGACTTGATCAACTGTAATGTTTAGATTATCACTCATAGTCTTCCTCTTCATCAAGTTCCCAATCAAATGCTTCTGGAATTCCTTTTAATACAGCAAATGCAAAACCAAAACCAACTGTACCTGCTACAGCAAGTGCTATCAATGTCTTTTCAAATTTATTCATCGCTTTGACTTCCTTAATCCAAATTTAGCAAGGTAGACGTAGATAGTTTCAACACTTGATCCACACTCCTTTGCAATTTCTTCTGGAGACTTCTTATCCACAAGATATCTCTTACGCATAAAAACTTCTGATGTATATAGTTTAGCACTCATGATATTAATTGTCAACTTCTTTCTCAGTAATATCATAGTTAAACCTATCAGAATTTTCCATAATCCATTTATCTTGATTTTCGACATCATATTTTCTTTCATTAATTATTCTATCAATCAAGTATTCTTTTTCAAGTGTAAAAGATGGCTCGTATATTCGAACTCTATTGTTGGGCTGTATTGCAAAATTTCCATCATCTCTTTGAATTACGTGACCACATTTATGATCTGCAGGGCTTTCAGAATACCCATCATCTAAAACATTTGTATCTGGATTATGCCAGTCTAATGTGAATAGGTAGGTTCCTTTGTGCATTGTTTTTGTTCTATCTATATAAGACATTCTAAGATTGGTTAGATTTTCAAATTGCGTTACAGCAATGTGATGGCTAAAAGAATTCCACAAAACTAAATTATGCAGATCAACTTCAGGGATACCTGGCTCTGTACAAAAAGCAGAGATTGGAAGTCTCCACCATAGTCCACCATCTGGCATCATAATATGAAACAGTGGGCTTCTAGACTTTAAACTTGAAACACCAAAGACTACACATTCAAAGTATTTGTCGTGGCTATCTCGGTGATTTCTTAAATAGTTGCCTCTCACATAGCAATGTATAGGTGGTATGTTTGCATTTAACTCTGGCATTATTCAGCCCCTCCTACTGCTTTATTCCAATTTTTAATTGCCCAATGACCAATTCCACAGGCATCGGCAACATCATTATCTGTTATTGTCCTATCATATTGCAAATTAATAAAATTAATTGTTCTTTGCTTTCTTAGTTCTCTTTCGTGTGTTTTAAGCCACGATTCTGACTTCCCTGGATTTTGTGACTTAATAAATAGTTTTTCATCCTTAGATATCTTTTTGTTTCCAATAAAGTTTTGCCAAGTAATTGGAGCAACCTTACCTATAACCTTAGTTCCAGACTGCCCCGCTGAGCCAAGAATTGCTCCTTGAACTAAAGCCAGGTCTGCTGCCGTCTTGGGACTATTCATAAATACAGTATGCTCAATAACTATTGCCTCAAACCCACCATACATATCAAGGAATAGTTTAACCTTTTGACCTGCATCCATAACCTTTTCGTAGGTGTCTTTTCCTTTAAAGTTGATCTTGCCTACTGATTCCAAAGTTTTTTCTTGAGTATTAAAAATAGCAAAGGCAAGACTATTAGTGCTTGCATCTATAGCACAAATAGTTTTTGGAAGTTTAGTTCCTATTGCCTCTGCTAGTTTCATTTTAAATTATCCTTAATTTCCTTTAGTGCTTTTGCTACATCAGAAGGATTTACATTACATTTCACACAAAGATTTTCATCATTATATATTGATAAAGCCTCTTTACACGACTTGCAATTTCTTTCCTTGCCTTTTCTTTTTTGTCTTCTAGAAATTATATACCTTGCAGCAATTTTTTCTTTTGTTGAAAGGTCTCTACATTCTGGTGAACAATATATTTGATAGACAATCTCTGTTTGAAATTCTCTATCACACCATTGACAATGCTTCATCTATAGGCTCCAAGGACTTTAGTTTAAAGTCTCCCTTACCAGCATCTGCACAAGCCTTTTTAATAGGACATGATTTGCAAATCTTTGAATTAGAGCGATAGTTCTTTTCAGGCAGAGTTCTGTCGACCCAAGCCTTACGAACTGATCTCATCCATTCAAACGTCTGGTCTACCCACCGACGATAATAATCATTTACTTCTACTGGAAGAATAAGCAACTCGTGATTGTTTTTATTTTCATAAATAAGAACTGCTTTAGGCTTCTTAAGAATTTTCATATAGATAAGTAACTGTACTAAATGACCAGTCTTTGGTTTCATATGCGCCTTGCGGTACTCAAAACCCTCATTCATCATTGTTTTAATTTCACCAAGGAGTTCTTCTCCCTGCCAGTTAACAATAACATCCCCATACCCAAAAATTGGAGGATCATTATTTGTTATTTTAAATTCTGAATCAACAAGGAAGTCGGGAACATTGCCCATTGCTTCCTGAATTCTTTCGTGAGACTTTGTTCCTGCAGTCATATTGGCTGCACTGTATGGTGTTGCATCATCTTCAAACATTTGTCCGTCAAAAGCAAGGTACCAATATCTTGGACACTCTCCGTGCCCATAGGCAATAGTTGATGGTGCAAAAGTCTTCTTTTGCGTTTGTTTTTCAATACGATTAACAGTATATCCAGACTGAATTTTTTCAGTCAAACCAGCAACATCTATTGAGTGTACTGGTGGTTTTTCCTGCTTAACCATAATCTGCTGTAATAAACTTTTTGTCATTTTTTACTCGTTTCTATTAGTATAAGTATAGCAGATTAGCGTGTGATGTACTTGAGTGCTGAGACTAAATTATTAAGTGATTCTGCTGCTGTGTAATATAGATTCTTTTTACCACGATCTGACTTATCAACATTAGCCATCCAGGTAGCCTTAAATGCCATCTTTGCTGCGATTGCCTGAAGCCTTACGATCTCTACGTGAGCCACATTAATTGGGATGTCTGGCTTAATAATTAGTTTAGCAATCATTGTGAGTGCAACGGTAAGTTCTTCATCCTGCATATAGTCTGCAATCTCTGCAAGACCATTTACCATATCTATTGTTGTTCCTTGTTGTTCCATTATTCCTCCACTAGATCTTCTAATATACTCATCTCAATTATAGCAAGTCTGACTTTAGAGTTACCCTCGCCCATTACCACCACAATGGCTGGATCCTTGCCATTTTTCATTGCATCAGTAGTAGCCTTTGCCCAAACCTCTTTATTTAATGTAAAAGATTTTCCAACCTCTTTAAAGTCAACCACAAAGTTTTTCCAAGAAGCATCACCCTTTTGGGTATTACGACCAGAGTTTTTGTGCTGCTTAGCACCTATTCTCTTAGACTCACTCTTCTCCGTCAAAATCCTTCTTCTTTCTTCTTCCAAGATAAACTTTGCTTAGATGTTTATCTTTACACATCCAGGTCATTTCTTTTGTTTCTGCATAAAGTCTAAGAGATGTGACTTCTACTTTGCAGTTATGACAAATAAACTTTCCGTGATAGACAGTATAACTAGGCATTTAGTTTTGCCTTGATTGATTCTTGCAAGTCAAGATCCTCTCTTACACGATTAACAAATGCTTCTTTACCCTGGACTTTTGTGCCATCAGGAAGTATGTACCAAGCACCTGTGCGCTCTACGATACCATTTAGTTCTGCGGTAGTAACCAAATCACCAATGGTATCAAGACCAATATCGTCACCTCTAAAATAAAAATCATACTCACCAGACTGGAACCCTGGAGAGGTTTTGGAGAACTGTAGTTCCCACTTAATAGTTCTACCAATCTTTTCTTCAATTAATTTATCTCCTACCTTGATCTTTCCCTTAATCGCTTGATTGTCTGACTCTGAAGAAAAGAGTTTAACAATACATGAGGAATAAAACTTAGTAGCCTGACCACCAGAAGGCTGCTGGCTAGTATACATAGCATTGATATTGTTACGAGACTGAGAAATAAGAACAAGCAAAGTTGGCTTAACTTTATTGTTTGCATAGTTAAGCATTTTCCATGCGTTACTAAAGTCACGGGATTCTGCTCCAATCTGTTTAGTGTTTTCTAAGGCTTTCATTTCATCTGTATCTTTTTCAAAATAGATTGCTGGAAGCATTGATGTGATAGAGTCTACAACGATTAGGTCTACGCCAGCATTCATTAATCCTACGCCAACATCTACCATATCACTAATAGTTCTTGCTTGTGAGTAGATTAGTTTTTCTGGGTCTACCCCCAAAGTTCTAGCCCAGTCTTCAGAGTATGACATCTCTGAGTCAATCCAGGCACATAACTTACCCTCTGCTTGCGCTAGAGCAATCATCTGAAGGCACATAGAAGACTTTGCAGAAGACTTTGAACCCCAGATAAGAACTTGTCTGCCATAGGGAAGCCCACCACCAAGTGCACGGTTTAGTCCATAACTAGGGGTAGGCTGGTACTCATAATTAACACCAACTCCACTACCCAATCTTTTTCTCAACTTAGGATCAAGTTGTGCTAACGCTTCTTCTATACTAACTGACATGTACATCCTCCAATGTTACTGTTCCGTCTTTTGTTTTTCCAAAACTAAATTTATAAGATTTTCCTTCTTCTATATGCATATATGCTTTTGCAAAAGATGTAGGAAAAACTGTAATAGAATGAAGATCTCTTGCAGTATCTGCCAATGTAAGAGATGCCATCTTCTTTCCAGTCTTTGTAATTCTTGGTTTAAAAGAAACTACAAACATTTCTTCATCCTTGTATGGCAGTTGCTTGTAACTTAAGAACTTCACAAGAGCATGAGATGATTCTTTTATTTCATCAGAAGGTATGAAAGATACAATCCTGTTGTCATTACAAAGAACCAAGTAAGAACGACCAGTCTCAATAGTCGTATTTTCATCATCAAATATACCGACGCTGCCAGTTTTGTCCAAAATTTCAACTCGTGACCATCCTGTTCCCCTTTTAATTGATTTTACCATACCCATAAAAATGTATGATCCTTTTTCTTCAAAGTCAACAATATCCTGAATGAAAGCATAGTAGTGAGAAGGTATTGTAATATTAAACTCTGGAAGGTTTAAGTACTCATACAGGTTCTCTTTAATCTCCTGATCATTTCTAGGATTATCATTAAATGTTGCTGCACCAATTACTCTAAGTGCTTGGAGTGCACGAGAGTTTACTCCGTTGCCCTTGGTAAATGTAAATTCTTCAAGTTCTTTGTACGAATTAAATGGTCGTGCTGCAATATATCTTTCTGCAATTTTATCAGATATGAACTTGATAGCAGTGAGTCCAAACCGAATACCCTTACCCTCAATTTTAAAATCGATATCCGAATCGTTAATGTGAGGTAACTTAACGCTAATACCCATTCTTTTTGCTTCAATAAGATATTCAGTTCTTGCATCCTTATCCTTTTCATTCTTTAGCACTGAGTACATAAACTCAAGTGGATAATAATACTTTAGCCACGCTGTCCAGTAAGATAGAGTTGAGTATGCTACTGCGTGTGACTTATTAAATGAGTACCCTGCGTGAGCCTCAAAGTCATGCCATAAGTCACGAGCAATGTTTGGAGAGACAAACTTAGAGGCACCCTCTACGAACTTCTCTTTAAACTGATCAAATTCTTTAGCATCTTTTTTCTTGCCAATGATCTTTCTAACCTTATCTGCTTCCGACATGGACATACCGCCAAGGTGTACGCATGCTTGCATAACTTGTTCCTGGTAAAGAATACAGCCATAAGTGTCCTCCGTAAATTGTTTTAGTACTTGGTGAGTATAAGAAATATTTTGACGACCATGTTTACGATCAACATAGTCTTTTCCGATAGTATTCATTGCACCTGGACGAACAAGAGCATTAGATGCTGCAAGTTCATTTAGATTCTTGACACCCATCTTAACAAGAAGGTTTGTGTATGGTGCTGCTTCACATTGGAATACGCCTTTTGTATATCCGTCAGACAACATCTGATAAACATTTACATCATCCATCTTGATTTTTAGAAGATCTATCTTTTTACCATCTCGCTCTTTGATTATGTCAATTGTATTCTTAAGAACAGATAAAGTCTTAAGACCAAGTGCATCAATCTTAATTAAGCCAATTCTCTCAGCCTCTTCCATATCAACACCTACAACAGGAATTCTTTCATCAGAGCCAGTAGATGATCTTGTTTCAAGTGGTGCGTATCTAAAGATTGGTTCCTTTGCAGTTACAACACCTGCTGCGTGAATACCTGTGCCACGAATGCGACCACGAAGTTGTTCTCCATACACTTCTACCTCTGGATACTTTTCACGAAACTCTCTTGTTGATTTTGAAGTACAGAAATCATCCCAAGTATCTACAGTCTTTAATACTTTATTGACATCTGATAGAGGAATGTTGAGCACTCTTGAAACATCTCTAACAATTCCCTTGCCAGTAAACTGAAGGAAGGTAGCAATAGATGCAACATGTCGATACTGTCTAACAAGATAGTCTTTTACTTCTTCACGACGAGTATCCTGAATATCTGTATCAATATCTGGAAAGTCATTACGCTCTGGGTTAATAAAACGGAAGAACAAAAGGTTGTGCTCAATAGGATCAATGTCTGTAATCTTTAGTGCATAACAAACAAGAGAACCAGCAGAAGAACCACGACCTGGACCGACCATAATCTCTTCTTTCTTAGCCCAGTTGATCATGTTGCTTACAACAAGGAAGTATGGAGCAAACTTTTTATCCTTAATAATCTGCAACTCTTCTTCAAGTCTATCAAGGTACTCTTGGTTTTCTGACAAACCTCGCTCTACCAAACCTTCAAGTGCAACCTTTGCAAGTTCTTTATCAGGACTTTTGTACTGTACTGGCAATAGGTTTAGTCCTTCTTGAATGCCATAGTCTCCGACTGTCTCTGCTAATAGGAGTGTGTTTGAGTATATGTCTGGTCGATCAATACCCTGCGATTCCATCGCTGCCTTAATCTCTTCGTATGAAAGCAGGTGGATATCAAACTTATTAAATGTAATCTGACGGTCTTCGCCATATAGATAGTCAAGGCGTTCCATCATACTGCCTTTTTTCTTTGACTTTTCATATGTTGCATCTTTTACGAACTTGCCGTGTGTATTCATAAGCAACTTAAACTCTTGAACTTCTTTTTGTGATGGATCAACATGGTGGCAGTCTGGTGTAACAATAACTTTAATGCCAAACTCGTCTGCAAGTTCAATTAAGTACTTGTTGATATGTGCTTCGTTGTGAGGCATAACCTCAACATAATAGTCATCACCAAAGCGCTCCTTAAACCAAGTCAAATACTTCTTAGCAATAGCAAACTCTTCTTCTTCAAGTGCTTTAACTAAAACGCTGCTTGGACAAGCAGAAGAAACAATAATTCCCTCTTTGTATTTTTCTAATATCTCAAAGTCAAATCGTGGCTTCTTAAAGAAACCATCTGTCCAAGATAGTTCGCTAATCTTATTAAGGTTTTCTAAACCAATTTGATTCTTGGCTAGAAGGATAATGTGGTTGTAGACAAGATCTTGCTGACCTTCTCTTTCAGACTTATCTCTTTTATCAGATATGTCTGAACACATATATCCTTCTAGACCTAGAATTGGCTTAATGCCCTTTGCTTTTGCAATACGGTGCAGTTCCCTATGCCCAGATAAAGTACCGTGGTCAGTGATGGCAATTGCTGGCATCCCTAACTCAACTGCACGGTCAACATATTCTTCTGGAGTAGCAATCCCATCAAATAATGAGAAGTGTGTATGGACATGTAAGCCTACGTAGTTCATATTACCAATCAGCGTTTGTTGCTGAGGTGGCAGATGGGCCGTCAAAGCCCAAGTAGAACGCTTCTTGTTCCGCGTATGGAATCTTGCGTAGTGCAGACTCTAATGGATAAGGCTTGATGTCTCCCCAATTAAATGGTTCCTTATCTGGTGCTGATGGAATTAGTGTGTAATTAGTTTCAGTTCCCTGACCATTACGCTTTAACTTCCACTGTACATTTGAGATGCTTCCTGTTTCAAGAGCATACTCACGAATTGTGTTAAATGATGATTGCTTGCTGATACCCATTGACCAGATTGCAACATAAGGTGCTTCAATACCATCGTCTACAACTACGTTGCAATAGAAACGAAGACGGGCTCTCCAGCCAGCCTTTGGATCCTTACGATGCATTTCTTCTGCCCAGTCACGACCTTCTGTATCCATTGTGTCTACAGCCTTGCGCTTGTAGTCCTTTGGGTTTGTGTGTTCTGATACAACGATTGCTAGACCACGATCAGGACTATAGTTTGCTGAATCCTCATCTAGTTCTTCTAAGAATCTAATCTTTACTGATTGTCCATCAGCAAGTTTTAGCCACTTAACCTTTGGGCCGTCGCCACCCTTTGGGCCATCTAGTACTGGACCCATTTCTTTGATTCCTCTTAGTATTGCCATGTGTTTTCTCTTTTCTGTGTTATGTTAGTTTAGCATAGACTGTATTGATTTGTCAAACTGGAAGTCCAGTTCTTTAATTGACTTATCGTCCATGTCTCCTATATCTTTATATTCTTTGTTTAGTTTAATTACGGATACACGAGAACCAAGTTTTTCAACTATCTTAGTTCTCATATTTCCACCTGCTTCATCGTTATCCGCAATGACAATTATATCATTAAAGTACTTCTGAAGCAATTCTATTTGTATGTTTGATACATTGGACCCTAATGTTGCTACTGCTGGAAAGCCACACTGGTCAAGCCTAATAGCATCAAAGGATGACTCTACTATATAAACCTTACCAGAACTTTTAACTCTGTGTAGGTTAAATAGGGTTTTAGATTTTGGCAACCCTGGAGTATTCTTAAATTCTTTGCCCTCGATAGATCTTCCAACAAAACCAATTGCTAAACCATCTGGACTGTGGACTGGAACAGTTACCATATCCTGTTTTTCTGAATAGCCTAAAGCAAATTTTGATGCTGACTCTTTAGTAATTTTTCTATAGTTAAAATAATCTCTTGCTCTGCTAGAAGACAGCAGTTCATTGTGAAGTCTTTTAAGAACAACCTCGTCAAATAAAGTAAACTCTGGTTTTTTGTAAAGGGCTCTATCAACATCCTGTTCTATACTTGTTTCTGCTTCTTTGCTTTTAATAAACCTTGCAGCCTCAAAGTATGTCCTGTTAGACATATGCATAACAAATTCAATAAATCCAGTTACGTGGTGACAAGCAAAACAAAAGAAGGTTCCGCTATTCTTATCTATTTCTCCTGCTGGGGTTCTATTGTTGTTGTGATATGGACAAAAAATAATATAGTCTGAGTCAACCTCAGACTCAATCGTTACACCTGTTCCTGTGAGAACTCTTTTGATTTGTTCTTTTGTGTATAGATTGCCGTGCTTCCGTCTATTCCTGCTATCCATTCGCTTTGTTTTCTCCCCGTATATGTTCCGTGTACTGTTAGTTGAAATTCAAAATATTTTTTCTTGTGGTTATAGTCTATCGTAAAATCTGGAACTATGTCAAGCCTTGGAACGTAGCCTGATAGTCGCATCTCGGATTCAAGCAATCTGACATACTCTGCCTTAAGCCTACCAAGAGCAGACTCATCATGGATAATCCCGTCAAGATAAAACTTCTTGATTGGCTTATGATGATAGAAGGTAGGTGGGATAACTTCTTTACTTTGCGACATACCATATTATACCTACTTATCTTCATAGTCTTTGTATCTGTAGTATCCTTTGTCAAAATCAACCTGGACAAGGAAGTCTCCCATAAATCCATTACGATTCTTTCTAAAGGCACATTCAATAATATCGCTGTTTGATGCTCTACCCAAAGCAATAACCCAGTCAGCATCGTAGGCAATCTGTCTTGACCAAGCAGTTTGTCCAAGCGTAGGAACACCACTGAGATCGTTCACATCATCTGGGGTAGCAGATGAGATAGCAATGATTGGAACCTCTTCACCAATAGCCATTAGTTTAAGTTCTCTTGAAAGGTTCTTCATTCGTACCGTTTCATTATCTGACTTCTGATTAGGAGCCATTAACTGAAGGTAGTCAACAATTACAAAGTCTGGCTTGTATTGATCAATCTTTCCACGAAGAACAGAAGGATTAATTTCTCCACCTTGGTCATTAGAAATAATATGAAACTCTGGCTTACCCTGTAAATGCTTAGCATGCCAAGCCTTAAGAGTATCTAGTTCAACATCTCCATTACTCAACTTGCGATGGGACCAAAGACCTTCGCCCATAATAGTAAATACACGATTACGAACTTCTGTTTCTGACATCTCAAGTGAGATTACAAGGGGTGTCCTACCCTGTTTCCAGGCCTGTACAGCGAAGTATAGAGCCATCCACGACTTTCCTATACCTGGGTATGCTAGAAAGACTCCTAACTGCCCTGGCATAATTCCAGAAGGAAGATAGTTGTCAAAGCCTGGAAGGTTTGTTTTAATTCCAACATGACCTGCTGCTTGCTGTACCTTTAAGTTTTCAAAGTAAGCAACTGCTGACTCAAGGTCAGTCACATCAATGTCACGAATGGCTGCAGTATTTTTCTTTAACTCGGAGGTCTGTGTAATTAAATCATTTAAGGCAACTGAGCCTTGGTTGTTTTGAACATTGCCTGCTGCGGATCTTAGAATATCTTTTAGGCTATCATTCAAGTATTCCCCCTGTAACTCTTCAAGGTGATGTTTGGTTGCTCCTACATTTGCTATCGGAGCAAAGTCTCTAAACTTTTCTGTAACAAGTTCTGCAGGTGGAAGTGACTTATTATTTTCAAAGTATAGTCTTATAAAGTTCCAGATATCTCCGTGAGTCCTCAGAAGATTGTCAACATTGGCTTGTAATAATACGTGGATCTGTTTATCTTGAAGAACTGCAGTAATTAGTTTAGACTCTGTATTATTCACTTAGCCACTCCTTTGCCATTCTTCTACGCTCTGCTCTCTCGTTGTCATCTCTGCTTTTATCTTTTTGTGCTTGTAAAATCTTTTCTGCATTATATGCAAAGTAATTCCAAGATGGATTCTCTGCAACCTTAAAGTAATACTCAAGTATATCGTAACACCCTGAAATTCCGTATGATTCAACTAGGGCATCTGAAGCCCACTGTTCTACATTTAGATTAAGAGATGGCTTTGATTCGTACCTTGCGGTATGATACTTGCTGTATCTTGAAAGCAAAGCCATTCGGTCTTTGCGCTCAGCCATTATTCGTTAATCTCTGCCTTTGCTTCGTTAATCTTGTCGGTTAACTTGTCTTCAACAAACTTGTAGACTCGCTCAAAAGCCTGGTCTGCAGTTTCTCCATTACGTCTTGTGTCAACTACCCCAAGGTCAAGCCTTAGCGATTGAAAGTTTCCTAGGTTAAGCGTGTATCCAAGTGTAACAGATACCTTTGTGTCTTCGTTTTCCATTTCATACCCTTCGTTAAATGGACTCGCTCCAGATTGGAACGAACTGTCCGTCTTCTGTTCTCCTATATGTAAGTATACCATCGCCCATTCTTCGTGTCAACTCTTGCTTGCTGGGCGTAATATCATTAGTAATTAATTTATCTTTTCTTGGTCTACCAATATGGTGTGTAGCAAGTATATCACGAATGTCTCTTACCTGCGATTCTGAATAGTATGACCTTACCTGAAAACCTCTTGCACCACCTTTTTGAGATCCCATTGGAAAAGGAATAACGCCCCTTTTCATTAAGTCTGGCATATATTTTTTATGACGATTAACTAAATCAGCAGTCTCTCTAACTGTGTATGCTCGTTCTCTTTTCTTTTTAAAATCACTAATTAAACAACTTTCAATTTGATCTTTTGTAATATTATAAACAGACATAATACCATTAGATTTATTTAGGTGATAAACTCTAACAAGGTCTCCATTTAAGAACCAAACCTTTTTGTTCCCTGGAATTACAGGGAGGACATTGTAGCCTTCGCTCTCAATACTTCCTTTTTTAACAGCCATGACCCCTCCGCATAACTTTCTGGTGGATTATAAAAATTTCTTGATCCACACATCATACAGTAAGTTTCAAGATGTCCAATTGTACTGTATTGTCTGTCAAGAAACATTCTCCCATTACATTTTTTACATTTTAGCATTAATTAGGTACGCCAATAATAATTAAGTTAACATCAATCGCTAGATCTCCAGATGTATTAAATTTTACAACACCTTCAAGTCCAGAAGTTGTTATGTTTTTTAAAACAATTGTAACATTTTTACCAGCAACTGTATTTCCCGTATTGATTGCTGTTGCAGTTGCAATTGGAGCATACTTAAATTCTCCAGGAAAAGAATACGTAAAAGACTTTTCTTCTCCAGCAGTAATTGTTCCGCTACTTACTACACGAACATTACCACCAATGACTCTGGCCTCACTACCTTTAATATTTTGTCTACCAGCATTCGGGGTGTCAATTGATGTATACTTGTAAGTTGCTGGAGATATAGCAGAGGATAACTCATTAATCACTTGTGCTAATTGAGAAATATAAGTTACATCTAGTGGTTGCCCACGCTCAGGTAAAGGGATTTTTGCCATAATACTATTATACCACTAGGCTTACTGGATCAGACTCAAAAAGTGTAGCCTTAATAAACCTTTGTTTGGGAAATGTCGGGACTTGAAGTGCAAACATTGCTGTATTGTATCCTGATGGAACTAAAATTGTGTATGAGGATGTCTGGATAGATGCAACATACTGAAAATCATCTGTACCCCATTTAACATACAAATCAAAATCAGATTTTAAATTTGCTGGAGGAGCCCAGACAAGGTTAATAATTTCTTTGTTTGCGCTTGTCACTACAGAATGTGAAATCCAAGGCTCTGGTGTTGGCAGCAATTCTCTATCTATTTCAGGCTCAACATTAATTTTATATCTTGGAGACCAATGAGAATTTCTATTTCTATCTTCAGAAACTATTCTATATCTAACTAAATAATTTTGTAAGACTCCACTAAACGCTGGAAGATCTTGTTTTTTAATTATTACTTTTTTTACTATCGGGTTTGACATTAAAGAACATCCATCCCAAACCTAAACTCAATATGGTTTGTAGTGTTTGCGTTCTTTACAATAGTTTCTGAGTTAGTATTTTTAATTACAGAGTAACCAGACAAACCATAAACTGGATTAGAAGAAGTAATGTTTTCTAATCTTAGCGCATCTAAGCAAACATAGTAGTCATCGCTTGGAGATGCAATCTGTACTGTTGGAGACACTGCAGTTGAAGATACTGTTGTTCCTGCTTTGTTGTACTTTATGGTAGTTGATGTAACTTCTGTAATTTCAAATGTACCGTCAAACCTTTCAGAGTTTCCCAAACCAGCAACAATAATTTTGTCTCCTACAGCAAAACTATGATTCGCAGAAGTTGTTAAGGTTACAACAGTAGAGGTTGCAGATTTATTACTAACCAATGCAGTTCCTTTTATTACTGTAGCATAAAACTTTACAACATCAACAACCTTCCAAGTAAACCCAGTTGTTTTAACTAAGTCTTCAAGAGCAACTGAAGAAACAAAATATCTATTTGTTGCAAAATCAACACCTGCGTCTGTTTCTTTTATTGCTACCCCAAGTCTTGCGTACTGTGCTCCTGTAGCATTTGCCTCATCTGTATCGGAAAATTCAACAAGAATTCTTACTTCGTCTGGCTGGACTACAGACTCTCCATCTTTATTTATAACAGAAAATGCAAGTTTGAGTTGATCAGTAGGAGCATTCTTATCAAAGTCAAGGCTTGCTCCAGTTAAATGTATATGGTTTGATTCTGCTGCAATGCCAACTACTCCACTTGTAAGAGATAGATTGCTCGTATTTCCTCTTAAAACCATTATGTTATTTAAGAATCTACATCTTTCATACCGATCAAGTCTACTTGGTTCAGTAAAGGTTGGGTTATCTGCGTTTGTTTGAAATACTGTATTTGTTGTGCTTATAACGTTGTCTGGTGGAGTTGAACCTGAGTCTAAGCGTGTATAAATTGACGGAATTGCAACAGCACTATTTTGATTATGATACTCCCAATTTTCTGCTCCACTAAAAGAGTAGATGGTTTTGCTATCATACGCTCCTGCACTTGGGTTAGCACCAGCAGACCAAACACCCACCTCAGTTATTTCATATCGTTCTGCTGTTGGAAGTTCTGCTGTAAAAACAATTTTTGATTGACCACCTTCAGTAACATAGCCACGAGAGGTTATTGGAACACGAAACATTTCAAAATCTAAAGATTCTTTTAGTGAGTAGTCTCCAAGTGTTCCATCGGAGGCAAGTGGTTTTGCTCCACATCCAATAGCAATATGTGAAGCATAGGCAGGAGCCTGCCCAATAAGATATTTAGCCAAAATATTTTTACCTATATTAGTTATCATTTATAACTCCTCTTCATATATTGTACCATTAAGTATATCTCCATCAGTTAATATTTCTACATCTACCTGCTCATCAGGCTCAAGTGATGAAACATTTATAATAAGATCTCCAGTAGTTGGATCTATGTATACGACCTCTTCATTTGGGCCTGTTCCATAGGCTGGTAATTTTAACTCTAACCTTATGGGAAAGTTTTTAAAATATGTGTCTAAAGTATTTTCAATTTTAATAATGTTGTTTGGGTTGTACTGTATGTATAAGTCTTTTAGATTTTTAATAGGGCTATACAAAACGTCTTGACCATTAACAATATCGTTTCTTGAAATATTAATTAATTCTTGTCCCCCAATATTTTCAAAAATTAAATCTACCATTATCTCGTCTGCAAGAATTGGATTGCCTAAAGCAACTAGCGCTGGTGTTGCAGCCTTAACAGAGTCATCTAGAGATGTTCTACTTGTTTCTCCAGATTGGCTTGCTGCTGATTGATTTGCTGCTGGTTGATCTGCTACTGGAGTTAGGCCTATGCCAAGATTTGGATTTGCCCAACCCCATATTGTCAAAGGATTTCCGCCTGCAATATTTGCTGTTGCCGATACGTATTCTGCCATTACACTACCTCGCTTAAAAATATTGTCATTGATGGACCACTTTGATCTTTGGAGTACTCTATATTATACACAACAAACCTACTGTCTTTTGGTGCAACTTTATCTATTCCTTTATCAGTGTAGTCTACTGTAACAATATCTCCCAATTGAATCATCGGGTTTGCAAAAATCTTAACTCCAACTGACTTTCTTGGTTTCATTATTTTTTCAATAACCCAAGACATTAAGTTTTCTGCTGCATCCTGTGACTGAATATATGGAACTTCTAGTGTAAAATCTTTTTTACCATAAGTCATTCTGCTTAGTTTTATATCTTGATAATCTTTTTTAAACTTAAAAGGATTTGTAATTAAAGATGAATTAACAGTTTGCGGGTCGGCCAAGTTACTATTTTTTGAAAAATACTCATCAACTGTTAAGTCTCTATTTGATTCCTGAGTAAAAGCAATTCCCTGAATTCTTAAATAGTTTCCGCTACTTTCGTCTAGACTTAGTTGTGTGTCCGTTGAATTAAATACTAAAAACTCTGCCCCATAGGATCCTGCTCTAAATCCAGAAACGGTGTATCCTTTTATTCTGTTAAATGTTGGAGATAGTTTTGCATACAATGCTGGATAGGCTTTGTCATATTTAATATTAAATGATGCTGCCTCTCTCATAATAGTTCCAAACTCTTCAAAGTACATGTCAAAAGCAGGTGGCTCAGCAGAACTTATTCCTGAAAGGTAGGAGTTTTGTATGGCGCCACTCATAGCATACTTTTCAAATGAAGAGTTTGCACTAACTTCAGAATCTCCAAATGCTGAAGAGATTGGGGTATTGAGTTTAAAAGCAGTATTTTGTGAATAGTTATTTGCAAGAGCATAGATATTTTCAAACATAACTCTTGATGAACCACGAACAAATAGCGCCATATTATTGTATGCTGGCAATGGATCTTCATCGTCTACAGTTGCAATAAGATTATTATTTAAATATAAAAAGAACCTTCTTCGTGTTCCTAAATCCTGGTACTCAACAGACAAATCATAAACAGTTGGATTTTGTTCTGTTGCCATACGAGATTGACCAGTAAACTTTCCATCGTCAACTATAATATTTGCCAGACCTTCGTACAATTTAATTGGAATAGCAGATGAACCAGAAGCCTTTATCTTATAAAACATTACATTATTTACATTTGTTTTTTCAGGATCTACTAAGTTGTTGGCACCTAAAGCAATAATTTCAAAGTAGTATCCATTGTTTGTTGCTGGGTTAATCATTACTGCCATTCCTCCGCTCCCCCCAATGATACTAATATCTTTGTCTGGAGTTGTTCCTGGAACTGTAAAGTATGTAGATGCTCCGACAGGGGTTTGTCCTCTGTTGGCGTTATTCTCAATTTTTCCAATAAGCCTAAGTCTGGTTCCAAAATGTTTAAACTTGTTGTCTAACGGCTTATATACATAAGATATAAAATCTGTTGGAGACTCTGTAGTTGTAAACCCTGGACCATTCATAACTAATGCAGATGACTGAACAGTACCAACCTGTGTAGACAACATTGCATTTATGTTAGACTCTGAAATATATTTAGAAGACAATGTGTTTTTAATAATTCCATTTCTTGATGTTTTTTCTGCAAGTGTATTGTTTATTCCTGCTGGACCAACTGTTGTTGTTGGCATGCCTTGATCTAACTTAAATAAATATTTTGACTCCATAGTACAACCACGTACGTTGGTATTGTTAGACCAGTATGAATCTATCCCCGCAGAATGTGAGGCAACCTTTGTTCCAAACTGTCCTCTTCCGTGTTTTGCTACTTCTCCATTTTTAAGTTTTGATATTCCAGACACTTCCTCGTAGTTTGGCTCAGCGTATATTCTTACTAAACCTGTAGGATACATTTTTCCATTAAACGGTAGTGATGAAAAATATTTTTCATATTCCTGAACGCTGTTAATCCAAACATCGCCAGTGCCAGATATGTTATATTGAACTGCATCATACTTTATAATTTCTCCGTTAGAATAAAAGTATCCGTTATATCTTGTAATCCAGTAAACTGCCTCACCCAGATCTATCACATTGTTTACTATTGTATTATTCTTTACTGATGGTAAGTCTAAAGATAGGCTTGAGTTAAGTGGTATTGCACTTAGCATATAGGTTGATTGATTTCCAACTTCCCCGTTAATAGACTTGGTGTATTCGGTTCCACCAACCTCCCAAAGAAGAACTGGCTTATATATCCATACCTTTTCGCTGTCTACAAGGCTTGCCTGCTTTATTGAACCAATAGATCTTTGTATATGCCTTGTGCTATAGACAATTTTTCCACCATTGTAAACTTCGTTTTCTTGAGAAGTAATTTCTAAAATATTTGACAACTTGACATTATTTCTTTCATTTTTAACTACCCCAGAATCATAAAAGTCTGTTGAGCCATAAAGGGTTAGATCTGTTTGTCTTTGGTCTTTTGATGGCATTATATAATCCTTGCTCATCATAACAAAGTTATTGTACTCGTCAAAGAACATGGCAGTCTGTGTTGATACAGCGATATCTTCTAAGACTTTGGCAACACTTTTTCCTGGTGGAATAAAAAAGTACGGAATAACAATTTCTGATTCTTCTTCAACTCTTTTAAAAACATAGTTAGAAAACCCTATGGAGTCAAGAAGCAGTGATACTGCAGAACTTACAGAGGTGTTGGTTAGCAACATTTCTGGAGCAATCTGTGATTCAAAATAAAAATATAGATCTCTGAGATTTAAAGAAACGGTTTTTGATTGGTTGTCTAGTTTTGGAAATCCATCGGAGTACATAGTCTTGATTGGTAGGTAATACTCAGTTCCAGAATTATCTGTAATAACTTCATAAAGTTTAATTTGAATATTTTTAGAAACATACTTACTAATAATGCTTAAACTATTTGATGGATGAAAAGCATCATCAAAATCAAATAAAGAAAGTGATCCTGTTGACGCAAGAAGTTGTCCTACTGGAAGACCGCTTGCTCCAAGATCAGAGGCGCTTTTGTTAACAGAAAAACTTAATACCCTATCACTTAAATCGGAAACTAATCTTGGCGATAGTTCAATAAGATCAAAGGTAGAATCAAATTTATTCATTGTATCAATAATGACTCTTATTCCAGAAATATACTCGAACTCTTTATACTTTGTTTGATTGTTCAATGTAAATGCGGGTGGATTAGTTAGATCTGTAACAAAATTTGTAAGAGTTCCAACGGCAGAATCTTCAAGTGACCAACCATAAGATGGTATAAAAGTTTTCCAACTTCCCAAGTGCCATATATGATAAACACCTAGAGATGTACTATTTGAAATAATTAAATATGCATCTCCCTCTTGGCCTTCTGTTGGTCTTAATGTCTCAGATGATAGTTCTGCAATAAATTTAAAATTATTTGAATATGCTTTTGGTACAACTAATCCATAAGAAACTTCTACGTACCCATCAGATCCAAAGATTGGCTTGCCATCTTTTCTTCTCTCTTCATCAGAAAATGATATAGCATCAACCCAGGTATTGTTTTTTAATACTTGAATCTTCCATTTTTTTGGAGTTGTTTGATTTACTTCGTTATAGTACGGGTCTAAAAATGTTTCAGAAGAGTTTGAAAATGTTCCGTAATCTAATTCCCCAATATTGGTTTGTGTTTTTACCACTATCCTGTTTGCTGGGACCATTTGTTTGTATACTACAAATGGAGCAGTGTCTTCTATTCTGTGTCTTCCATTAATAGTTTTGTTGGCAATTCCATATTCCGTACCGACTTCTGTTCTAAAAGAAGTCCAGTACTTAAAGGGATCATTCTTGTCTGACATATAGTACCTTGGTCTTTTTGCCATATTAATGTTTGGGTTGTGAATATATCTTCCATTTAAAAATGTTGCCTTGTTGATTCCAGATCTTGGTCTTTGATAACTAAAGCAGTCTTCTAGTGAATAGAGCATCTTCATTTTTTCTTTAATGGGTTTTAATGTATTTGGAGTTTCATTATCTTCTGGATCTATTCCACCATCAATAGTGATATCTGCATCTGTAGCACCAGTATAGTATTTAATTGCTCCAGCAGTAGTTCCAGAATCTAGTGGGTCAAAAGTGTTTGGAATTGTTCTGTATACAGAGTCTTCTTGCATTGGTCTATATCTGTAGTTTCCTATTAAAGATATGTTTGTTGCAATATTCATATTCCATTCAGCGATCACTGATGATCTTGTTTGAACAGAAGAGTTTGTTTCTATATAGTTTAATAAATCTTTATCTTGAAACATTATGCCTCTTCCAGTGTTAGAGACACATTCCAAAAATCAAAGTTCAAACCACTTCTTTTAACAACTGAGTAACTAAAGTCTGAAAAAAATACTTCTATAATTTCATTATATTTATTTATATTATTAAACCTATTGTCTGTTTCCCCTGCATCTGTATCTTCAAAGTTTGTGTACTTGTCATATGAAAGATATACCCAAAAAGACCCTTTATGGTTATCATACCAATCAAGCAGTTCGACTCCGCCTGCTCCGCCATCAGTTGTAAACTCTAATGGATTTTGTCTAGAAGCAGTTTTAATCATATCCGCATTTCCGTTGGTATCAAAATCTGCTTTAGTATCATATGCTCTTGATGGCAACATATTCCAAGATGCTGTAATTTGTAGTTTATCCGCAATATGGTATGACCTCATACGGCCATTGATCATTCTTTCCCGTTTTTCAATTCTAGTAGGCTTAAAGTCAATACCTGACCTGTTATCATCTGAAAGTATTAAAAACTCCCCATTGGACCCTTCAGAGGCTGTATATGACCCTATCTCGTTGCCATCTGGTATATAAAACCCATCAACTTTTGTTCCAGGGTTGTCAGAAAATAACATTGCCTGTGGTCTGGAGTATTTCTTTCTACCAGACATGTAGTTATTAGTTGCCATTATATCCTAGTCCCCCTCATTTTTTGACCATCTATGCTTTTTATTTGTGCCATTACAACTCTTGCAATTTCATTAGGGTTTGATTCTGACAATACATTAACATTGATACTATAATTATACACTGAGTCCCCTACTGAATCTCCATTATTTATTGCTTTCATTTTATCTATACCTTGAGATTGGACTGCATACTTGCTCATAACAAATTCTCCTGGGGTAAGCATTGCAGGAACTGTGTCGGTTCCCTTTGCATATCCTCCAGAATTAAACAAACTTGAAACAAATCCACCTGAAGAAAAAGTTGGAACCTGTTTACGGGGATAATTACCATAACCAGTACCAAAGTTAGGGTTTGAAGTATTGAATAGTTGTGCTTGTTCATTGAATTTGAGATCTCCTGCAGCAAGTGCTTCTGCTTCCTCCTTGTCTTTGAGTTCTGCTGCTGCTTTAGCAACTGCTGCTGCCTTTACGGCTGCTACTTTGACAGGATCAGTTTCTGCTGGGACTGGATAATCTGGAATTTCATAACCAATAACCTCTCCACGACTATTCTTGATTGGCTGAGGTTGAAGAGTTAAAGAGTTTGATCCTCGTCTATCAGTGTCGGAGACGACATCAGTCGGACCTCCAAAAGACCTAGAACCATAATCTCCTATATTCTCTTTGGTTTTTAAAGCACGATATAAAGCCCAAGAAGTTCCTGTCCAACTATAAAAATAAAAAAAGTTGTCATCTGCTAGTGCTGTTGCATCGGGACGATTGTTGTAGTCTAGTAATGGGTGGGTTTGAGCCCTCTCTGCATTTAGTTGTCCTCTCTGACTTTTTTCGCTAATTCTTCTAAAATCATCGTCTAGTCCTGCTTCTCTTAGTTTTGCGCGTTGAGCGATATTCAATCCTTTGTCGCCGTAATTTCCATATTCAGTTTTTCTAGGATCTGGCAGTCCAAGTGCTATGATTTTATCTATATATGTTTGATCAAATGCAGCATCTGCTGCTGCGGTTTGTGCATTGATGCTTTGCTCAGTTGATATCAATGATGCTTTATTTGCTGCATCCCCTTGTTTTAGGTTTTTGGTTTCATTTCCACCTGCACCATTTCCACCTGCACCATTTCCACCTGCACCATTTCCACCTGCACCATTTCCACCTGCACCATTTCCATCCCATGTTCCTAGGCCTTGACTTGCTGGGGCTGTACTATCTGCTGTTACCTTTGCTGCTTTTGCTGTTGCAACTTTTGCTTTTGCTGCATCAACTTTCTTAGACAGTTCTGAAAACTTACCAGCCTCACCTTTGTTTGTTGCATCTTTAAATGCCCTTTCTGCATCAGCCAATTCTTTTTCTGCAACAGTTAGTGCCTGATCTGCTGCTGCTTGTTGTTGAGTCTTGTTTTTTGCATCAAGAACTCCCTGTGGAGTTTTATTGTATGCTTTTAACTTATCAAGAACGGATTGCCACTTCTTATCAATTGCATCTGTTGATGCAAGGAGTACTCCAAGTTGTTTATCCAGGTCTTTACCTGCTAAAGTATTAGCATCTATTCTTGCCTTTATTCTATCCCAACTATATCTTGTTTGATCTAATACTGTTATCTCATCAACAAGTTTATCTATTTGTTCTTGAATTAAAGTGTTGGCATATGTTAAATCTTCAATTTTATCTTCTAGAGGCTCTAGTTGCTTTGTTTGAATCTCTAATATTTTATCTTCTTTATCTCTAATCTTAAGAAGTGCTCCTTCACGAAGTTCTTCTAGTCTATAAATTTCATCTTGCTTAACTCTTATTTGTTCTTGGATTGCAACTCTTCCAGGGTCTGTCTCCATTCTATAAAGTTGTTGAGATATTTCAAACTGACGGCTTTGTATATCCTTTTCACTTAACCCGCTTTGTGGCCCACGAAGCCCATCAATCTCATTTTTTCTTGCTTGCTCTAAAGCATCTGAAGCATCTGTCTGAAGTCTTCCTGCTGCATCTGCACGGTTTGCTTGCATTGCTTGTGCAGCAGATGAGATATCTCCCTTTGATAATGCATCCGCAAGATCGAGTTGCCCCTTTTGTTGACTTAATATTCCATCATTAATATTTGAAACCTTTTGAAGCGCTTCTGCTTGCTTGTCATATTTTTCATTAATCTTTTCTGCTGCATTAGAAATTAAGGCTAAGTCATTTGATAGAGTGGTATTTTCTGTATTTAGTTTTTCCATAGCACGATCACCAAAGATGGGATTCATTTCTAGGTCTCTATTTAAATCATTTACTTCTTCTGATAAACTCTCAATTGGTCTTGAATAATTTTTTTCAATTGCTCTTTGATCTTTTTCAATTTCACGATTAATTAGTTCAATTTGTCTTCTAAATATTGCTGCAGATGCTTCTGCTTCTTTAATTGATTTGTTATTAGCATTCATTGTGTCAACCATTGCAGTTGTTCTTGGGTCTGCACCAGTTCTTAGCAGGCTTTCTTGAACAGCAAACATTTCATCTACAAGTTCGAGTCCTGGTTTAGCAGACTCAGAGAATTGTCCAGCATTAAATTTAATTTGAATATCAATAATCTTTTTAGCCTCAATAGAGTTTAAATAATTTGCTATCTCTTCAGAATCAACCTTTCCATCTTTAAGGTCTTCAATTAAATGTCTTGCAAGTGCTGGGTCATTTAATACCTCTGTCATCTGGTCTGCAGAAAATCCTGCAAGTTGCATTGCTGTTGAAAGTTTTGGCATTTGCTCAAGTAGTTTAAACTCTTCATTTGCCATAATCATTTTTTGGCTAAGTGCAAATCTTTCAGTCTCAGATGCAGCCTTTTTTAAATCTTCAATGTACTGTTTTCTTTCTGGACTTCCAACTTTACCAAGAGCACCTGATGCAATTGCTGCTGCAGTGGCTGCATCTTGAACATGCTCTAGTGCTTCTGTTGCACTTGCTCCACTTGCAATTAGCATTTTAAATGCTGTTTCTTGGTTTGTAATTTGCTCTACTGTTTCTCTATTAACAACATTGGCTTCTCCAACTATCGCCTCATTGTATGTCTTCATCATTTTTACACCAGTAGGAGTAAGTCCTTCAATATTTGCTTTTGTTTTTGGTAGGGCTTTTCCTTTTTTATCTTTTTTAAACTTAAAGATTGCTTTATCCCCCGTGAGTTTTGCTAACTCATTAAAGTCTTTTGCAGACATCCCCATAATCATATCTCTAAATTCTTTTGGAACCTTCATTCCTATCATTCTTTGTTGAAGGCCATCAAACATCTTAAATGCAGTAGACATGTCTTTCTTTACTTTTGGATTACTAAATGCAGCAAGCATAGACTGTAATGGTTTTGTTGCATCAAATGCACCATCACGAACATTCTTAATACGCATAGCAAGATCATCAAGGAAGTCTAGAGGGTTTGATCCACCTACTTTAGGAGTTGCTGCAGGCACATCTGCTCCAACAGAAGTTACTCCTCCTAATCCTGACATTTCAAGTTTTTCAACTGCAAAATCACTATCTGAAAGAAGTTTTAATGCTGCAACATTTTTTGCTAAAATTGCTACATAAGCATCGGAGCCAATTGCAATTCCGTCTATATATGCTTGATTCATAGCCTGCTGAGCAGCAAGAAATTCTATATCTGCAGTACGGGTTTTATCGTTTACTGTAGCCTCATATATCTGCTGTGCTGCAAGTTTTTGCAAGTACTCTGTTTGTTGCTCAAGAGTTCCTTTCTTAAACTGTTCCATTCTATCTTCGTTCTTTTCTAATGCATCGGTTGCAGCCTTCATATTTGGAGAGACATCGGCAGAGGCATCAACGGTCTTGCCATCTTCTGAGGCTAAAGATGTTTTGCCAGCCTTCTTAGCATCTTCTTTTATTTTTTCAAGTGCTGCTTGCTCTTTCTTGATTGTTTCAAGTCCTGCAAGGCCTATGGTTGTAACCATAATCTCAAAGTCAATTGTATTTCCATCTAGAGCCTGAATACTTTTTAGGGTTTCCATCATTGAGTCAAACTGCGCTGGATCTTTCTTTTTCATTACCATTTCTGTAATAATTGAAGTTGCTTGTTTTTTACCCTCTGAAGTACCAAATCCTGAAAACATACCAAACAATTCTTTTGTTTTGGATGTACCCTTTGTTTTAATTGCTGCGTTTAGCAAGAAATCCATTTCGTTTAACTTGCCACTGAACAGATCCATATAACTTGTTGCTTCTGATGGACTCAAAACCTTGCTTCCAACAAGCATTTCCATTTTTGCCTGGAATTGTTGTGCTCCTTTTTCTCCAGCAAGACCAGTAGTTACATTCTTACCCAGTTCGGAATTGTACTCTCCATAAGTAGTATCATTTACAAGGTTTTTAGTTTTCTTTAAAAATGTTTTAGAAGCCTCTTCTTGATCTGTACCCTTGTATGTTGACTCAACCTGTGCTTTAGATGCATCAAAGTATGCATCCTCACGCATTGCTTGCTTACCCCAAACAGAACCACTATAAACTTTATCAAAACTTGCTGCACTTCTATTTATTTGTGAAAGAACTTGATCATTCATAAATTGAGTGTCTTTTACATTCTGAGCATTAAGTGCAGAAAGTTGTGTTTCAATCTCTAATTTCTTTTGTGCATTTGCTGTTGATGCTAACTCTGCTTCTAATTTTTGTTTTGCAGTTTCATACTCAACCTGTACCTGGTCTGCCATCATTGTTGCCAACTCTAAGTTGTTCATATTTAATGCTGCAAGTGCTGCTACTTCTTTTCTTGCTCCTTGTCCAAATCCTGACTTTGATGCAACATTATCTTCAAGGTTATTGGTTCTTTGTCCTGCCTTTGCCATTATTGCAACTCTGGCTTTCATAGGTTCCTTTTCTAGATCTTCACCATCAGGTCCAATCAGTGAGGTTAGTTGACCAATAACCTGCATTTCAAGTTTTGCATCTTTAAGTTCTATAGCCAAGGCTGCTGCGATGCTGTTTGCTGCGTTACTGTCTAAAACTCCATCTGCAACTCCTGTTGCAAGTTTTAATGCTAGATCTGATACTGCTTTATCTTGGCCAAACTCTTTAACATTTTTTTGAAAAAGTTCTTTTTCTTTTTTGCCAGGTTCGGATCCTAAAAATTGTTTTCCAAATATATCGTCAATCTTAACTGCTTCATCATACTTTCCATACTGGCTTTTTTCTCTACGCTTATCCATTTTTTCAGATGCGCCAACCCTACCAGTCATTTCTCCTATTGCCTTTAATCCACTTCTTGTTGCTGAAAGATCTTTTGCAAACTGTGCTGCTTTGCCAGCCATAGCATTAAGGTGCTTATTAAATAGGTATGCTCCTGCTGCTACGGCTGCTAGGGCTACTACAATACCCTGCGGTCCTGTCAATCCCGCAATCATTGGGGCGAACTGTGCAACAGTTGCTGCGCCACCAAGTGCTGCTGTTACTTGTGGTGGTGCTCCTGCCATACCAGCAACCATTGCTGCTGTACCTAATGCTCCTGCAGCCTTTCCAGAAACCTTTCCAACCTTTTCTTTACGCATTCCACGTTTCTTTTTGCCTAGTTGACTCTTCGTAAGAGTTGTAGGTTGTCCAGTTTCTGGATCAAAAAGTATCTGCCCCTTCTTGTCCCTTGTGTAGGTTGATGCTTCATCATAGGCTTCTACAGATCCCATTGCTGTTGCTGGGTTTACATAATTATTATTTGTTTGTGCTCCTGCAGGGATAATTCCATTTTCTGCTGCAAGTCTTGCTGCTTCGTCTGCATTATTTTTTGTAAGCCTATCTCTCTCTATCTTCTTTTGTTTTTCAATTTCTTCATTTACTTTTGCAATGCTTTCTGAAGAGTTTGCAATATTTTCTTGTGCTATTCCAGTTGCCCCTGTTGCTTGAAGAACTTCTCCAAGATTTCCAGTTGTTGCATTTGTTATTTGTGCACCAGTTAAAAGGTTTTCTGTATTTTGTGTTTGAGCATCAAGGGCATCGCTAGTTACATTTGCAAGTTCATCTGTTTTTTCTGCAACTAATACTGTTGACTTTGCTGTATCAGTGGTACCCTCAGCAATAACTTTCTTTGCTTTTTTAACTGATGGGGTTAGGCTTGATTTTTCTTTTGCTTCTGATGTTGATCCTACTCTTGCTCTAGCACCAAGTTTTCTTCTTTGTCTATCTTCTGATTTAAGAATTTGTCTCTCTTCATAGTCTTCTGGATTATTAAGGTCATCATAGAATGCCTTGTTTCCAACATCCATCTTTTCATTTATTACTTCTGTTGGAACTGCAGTGTTACCAAGTGTTGAAGATTGTGCAGATACTCCTGCCTGCCCTTCTTTCATTCCAAGAGTTAAACCTTCTGCAACTTCTTTTCCTGCTTCAATGGCTTTTCTAGATGGTGAGTCTGCTGCTGTTCCAGCCTCGCTTCTAACTCCATCAATTGCTGCTTGACCAACGGTGGCTCCTTGTGATCTAGCATCTGTAACGGCTGCTTCATCTACTTCTATAAAATTACCTTGGCCACCAGGCCTTCTTACTTCTGTGCCACCTGTTTGATATGTTCCTCGCTCATTGTATTTTGGTTTATCTGCTGTATAGGCTTCACCTTTAACGTTTGTTTCACCTCTAGCAACTGCATCTGCGTTGGCAATTGCCTTCTGTTCTGCGTCCATGTGGAGCCTTACTCCAGTAACCGTTTCTCTTGCTACTTTAAAAACTTGACCAAGTTCAGTATCTAGTCCAGCAACCTGAGAACGAACAGTTTGCTCAATTCCTTGAAATACTACGTCGTCAAATATTTGCCCTGGGTTGGCTTGCTTCCATCGTGTAACTTCTTGTAAAAGTCTATCATCATATACTTGTAATGCTCCAGACAGTTGTTCAAAGTTTCCACCACCGATTTCAACTGCTTTTGACCATTTTGAAACTCCAGTTGCTGAAAAGTCTTCCAAGAAAGCATCAATTGTTGGAACAGTATTTCCTGGAATATCTTTATATTTTTTAATCTCTGGGGATCCATCGGCCATTGCTTTATTTATCTGCCCCTGAAGCATGTATCCAAATCCACTTACTGGGCTGGCGGTAGGCATTGCAACATTGGTTCCATTTGCTTGATTACTTGCTTCAATTGCTCTTTGAAGATTTAAAAGTTCTGATTGCGTTTTTTCATGTGTTATGTTTATAGTTCTAGATAACTGATCAATTGGAATTGAAGTAGATGTTTCAGCATGGGAAAACTGCTGAACTTGTTGTTGGCTTGCTCTAGGATTGTAAAATTTATGTAGGCTTGCATCTGCCCCTGCAGTTCCTACTTTTTTAGTTGCCGTAGATGCTCCAGAAGCAGTTAATTGCCTACCTCTACTTTCTGCAGCATCTGCTGCTGATTCAATAACACTTTTTACGCTACTAACCAAAGATGCTCTTAACTGCTCTAAACTTGCTTCACTACTATCAGTTACTGTTCTGCCAGTTGCTTGTGCGTAGGCAATAAGTTTTTCTGCAGAAGTTTTATTAATAAACTCAAATTGTTTACCAATTTCATCTGCTACACCTGCTGAATCATTAGAGCGACTAGCCATCTGACTAATAAAGGTTTGTTGATCACCAGTAACAACTCTTCCAGTTCCTTGATTATATCTTTTTACGGATCCATTT